TATCCTCAGGATATTATGAATTACTATCAAAAAATATCTAATTTAGTGACTGACTTAAAAACTGAGATGAAAACTTATTTTGGTGATATTGACTCTGACGAATTTACTGATTACATTCATAGTAAATTAAAACATATAGATTTAGAAACACCTTTAAGAGATGGCAATATTAAAAGAAACAATTCAAGGGACGAAGATAATTAATGAAATCCAATCGTCAAATGTTAAAAAAACAGAATACGATACTGAAACTAAAGTAATGTTAGTTGAGTTTAATAATGGACAAAAATACGAGTATGATGAGGTTCCTCACCAAGTATATACTCAATTCAGAATGGCGGAATCTCAAGGGAAATTCTTCTCAACAAAAATAGTTAAAACATACAAACACAAAAAACTTTAACAATTATAGATATTTAAGTATTTATAGTTAATGAGTAATCTAAAAAGTATATTATCTAGCTTTCATTTACAGGATGAACTAAATCCTAAGATTTGGGAATTACCTAATGAACGTGATATGTCCGACCCAAAAGGTCAGGTTGAAGTGATGGTTCCTAAGGTTAGAGAACGTCTATTAGAAATCGCCTATGAGTTCATAGAATTCTTAGGGGTTGATGTTATTATATCCGATGTTGTAATGACGGGTTCATTAGCCAATTACAATTGGTCCAAATATTCTGATGTTGATTTACACTTAATTGCCGACTTTGAACAATTCTCAGAAAAAGAACTCCCATTATATGAGGAACTCTTCAAATTAAAAAAAACTTTATTTAACGACAAACACAACATCAAAATCTATGGTTATGATGTAGAACTTTATGTCCAAGACGAAGTTGAATCTCATTTTAGTAGTGGGGAATATTCAGTTTTATTTAATGAATGGAAAACCAAACCGTCAAAAGAAAATGTTGAGATTGACACTAACTTAATTAAAACCAAATCTGAACATTGGATGAAAACAATTGATGAGGTTATTGATGACGTAAAAGAAGAACCATTACAGTCCGGAGTTGAGAGTATCAATAAGGTTAAGGATAAATTAAAAAAATATAGAACTGCCGGATTAGAAGATGGTGGTGAAATGTCTGATGAAAATTTAGTATTCAAAGTTTTGAGAAGAAATGGGTACATTCAAAAACTTTTTGATTTTCAAAATGAATACCAAGACAATAAACTTTCTTTGAAAGAAAAATCAATTAATTAGTAGAAATAACGACAGAATTATAACATTTTTAATTCTGAACATATTTATATATAAAATAATTCCAAACAAAAACACATAAAATGGGAAACAATTTAAAACCGGTTGGTAGCGAAAAACTACAAGGAATGGAAAAAGTTCAACGTATCATGGAAATCGCTAGATATAAGGAGAATATTCCAAACCCTATTAATGAAGATAAATCTACAGAATATACTAAAGTTTTAGCGAACGGTAGAACTTATAAAATTGATAAGGAAAGAAATGGTTACGTACTTAAAAGTAGTATAAATGAATCAGCTAATGAGTTCGATTATATGGAGCCTATGAAAAATAGAAAATATTATTCTTCATATTCTCAAGCGTTGAAACGTCTTAACCTAGTTGCTAAAGAAGTTAACGTTAACGAAGGTAGTGAGAAAAACGTTAATTTATTTTATGAAAGTGAAAACGATGCAACCAAATACATTTTAAAAATGAAAGGTGGGGAAACTGACGAACAAGTTGCTCCGGCACCCGCTCCATCTGCGGCTCCTGCTCCGGCACCCGCTCCTGCTCCGGCACCCGCTCCGGCACCTGAAGAGATGTCAGAACCGGCACCTGAAGATATGGATTTAGGTGATGATATGGAAGATGACGACAACAATGAAGAAGTTACTTTAAAATCTATTCAAAAATTGACAGGTAAATTAGCTCAAAAATTAAGAGCGTTCCAAGAAACAGAAGAAGGTCAAGATATGACATCTAAAGATTCAAAATATGTTATTAACTCAATTTTGTCCGCAATAGATTTAGAATCTATTGATGATGAAGACAAAGAAGAAATTGTTAATAAAATTGAAGGTACTGAAGATGAAGGTATGGGAGATTTTAACCCTGATGATATGGGTGATAATGAAGCTGATTTTGGTGACGAAATGGGAGATGAAGAACCGGTTGCCCCTGAAGGAGAAATGGGTGAAGGTTTTGATGATTTTGAAATGAAATCAAGATTCAGAGATTTTGATGATGACGAATTTAGTGAAATTAATTTAGAAAAAGATTTTGATTTTAAACCAAGACACCCAAAACATAGAAGTTTAAATCATCCTGATATTGACTCTAAACACTCAGGTCACATTGAAGATATGATTGAAGGAATTTTTACTGAATCTAAAGTTGATAAAATTATAGAAGGTTATTTTAAATTGAACGATAAAGAACAACAATTATTAGAATCTAAAAAAAGACAATCTAAATTAGTAACTGAAAATAAAAAAGCTAAAATTAATAAAATAAAACAATTGTCTGAAAGTATCTCTCAAGAAGTTGGTGCTAGAAAATTAATGGAAAAATATCCAAACGCTAAGTTGGTTGGTAAAACAAACAGACAAAATTTAGTATTTGAAATGAATGACAAACAATTAAGAGTTAATACAAAAGGTCAGGTTATATAATGAGTTATTTAATATATGTTAATGAATTAGGTCCTAATTATAAAGGTGATAACATATATGAATTTATTTTCTCGGATAGTTCAGAAGACGTTTGGGGTGAATCTTGGGAATCAAAACCGTCTAACGGTTACCCACTCCCACCGGACATAGAACACATAAAAACAGTAGGAGTTTTGAAGAATGACCAAATCACAATGTCAGTAATTCAAAACTCTGACTATTTTTCGATGATAGATTCAATGGATGATATAATCGCATTATGTTGGGAAAACGAAAGTGAAGACGTTGATTTCACACGTCAAAGAAGATTGGTGTTTAAGTTTGGAGAAACAGAACAATCAGTCAAAGATAAATTATACGAAAGAGATATCGTATTAGAGTTTGAAAAAAAAATCGAATATGAACACTAATCAAAAAAAATTAAAACTAGTGAAGGAGGGAATTAAAGCGTCTACTCTAAATAAAATGACTGATAGTCAGGTTGATGTGTTGTTCAGTAAATTACAAGAACAAGTTAGTACGGTAACTGAACCTGCTAAAACAGGATATAAAGTTGGTGATAAAGGTGGTAATTTACCTGCAACACCTAAAGGGTATAATGTAAAGAAAAATCCTGATGGGACTATTCTTGCAACCCCTAACGAACAAGACAATACTTTAAATGTTGTCCAAGACCCTGACGCGACTGAGGACGGTATGGGTATGTTTGAAGAAAAAGAAATTGATGAAAAATTTGAATCAAAAAAACAACAAAAATATTTCTTCGCTAAATGTGGTGATGGAAAAACAAAAGAACAAAAAAAATGGTGTAAAATGGCTGATGAGTTTGCTGAAAAGACTAACTTTGCCAAACTTCCTGAAAAGAAAAAAGAAACCAAAGAAGGTTATGATGATATGGTTGGTGGGGCTTTAAATAAAATTGCTCAATCCAAATTAAGTCAGGTAAAACCAAGTGTTACTATGGGAGAAAGTAAAATTGAAAAAGAAATTATGAGACTTGTAGAAAAACACATTACACCAAAAATGTCTAAAAAAGATTTTAATAATCTTTTAGAAGGAGACACAAAGACAGCTCCGGCGAAACCAAAGGTTAGTCCTGGTACAAAACCAAAACATCCATTCCAACCGGACCCTGATAAAAAAGGAGCTCCTAAAGCAAAAAAAAGAGTGATGGATGAGGATACAAAAACTGCACCGGCAAAACCAAAAGTTAATCCGGGAACAAAACCAAAACATCCTTTTGCTCCGGACCCAAGTAAACAAGGTGCTCCAAAAGCAATTAAAAGAGAATTACCAAGTTTTTTAAAATTCAATCAGTTAGGACTTAAAACAAAATAATTATGAGCGTAAATTTAAAAATGGAAAAAATATTGAAAGCCAAAAGTGACTTAGATAAAAAATTAGTTAATGAAGGGTTAACCAATAATCAAACAACTATGTTGAACGAAATTAATCGTCGTTTAAATGAGGCTCCTGTTAGTTATGATGGTCCTGAAAGAATGGAACCGGGTATTGAAAGACAAATTAATCAAAGAGAAACCCCATATAAAGAACATCCAGCATTACCACAAGATGGTGATAGAGATTTCATTGAAATGATTACCTCTCAACGATTTAAAGACTCTGTAGACAAAGTAAGAAGATTTTTAGGTGATACTACACCAATTCAGGGAAATAATCCAATGATGGGACTAATGAGTTCTGTAATGGGTAGTTTACAACAAATTAAAAGAGTTGAAGTTCAAAACAAAGAATATCTTGAAAACTTGGCAGTTGATTTAGTTAAAAAAGAATTAGGTATTCCTGAAGGTCAATTACAGTTTGAGGTTGAATTAGTTAATGGACCAATGGGAGCGTCTGAAGGAATGCAAACACAACCGGAACAACCGGACGAAGAAGATGTCGAAGAAGCATTCAAAGAAAGCGAAGAACACCAAGAAGAAATAGAAGACTTTATGGATTCTATGGAAAAATTCAATTTAGAGAAAGCAAAAAGAAGAATGATTAATTCATTAGTTCAAGGAGCGGCATTTAAAGGTGGACATATGTATACATTAGTTAGTGACGAGATAAATAGATTAAGTCCAAACTTACTAAACCTATATGGTGTTACACAATCATTGATGGAACACTTATATTGGTTATATCCGGATATGGAAAATATGGCCGGTGGTGGAGGTGGTCAAATGGGACAATCAGAATCTGACCCTGAAACTGACCCACCAACAATTAAAGCGAAAGCATTTACATTCCCTTTATTAGTTCACGAAATAGTTAAAGGTATTTATTCATTATATGGTGACCAAGGATTACCAAACGACCCTGTTCAAAGAAGTATGGTTGTCGGTGCTGAGGATACATTACCAGCAGAAATATGGGATTCAAGATTAGGTCCAATATTTTGGGAAAAATTCAGAGATTCTTGGCCTGATAAATTATATGAAGACGACCAAAGACACCTTCAACAATACTTATTTATGAAATTGTCTCAATTAGAGGCGAAAGATTTTATTGTATTAGCGAAAGCCATTATGGCTGATAAACCTGAAGCAAAAGAGGTAATAAATAGAATGGTTGCAGAAATCGTTGAAATCCTTAAAAACCACGAGTATGAATCAAAAATGTCTGATGACGAAGATGATGAAGACGATAGTGAAAATTATGGTGATTACGGATTTGATGACTTAGATGACTTAGATGATATTGATTTATCTTCGTTAGGATTCTAAAAATTACCGACAACAGTATGTATGTCGAATTTAACAAAAGAACAAGTATTAATAGAATACGTAAAATGTAGTAGAGATATTGAATACGCACTTAAGACGTATTTAGAAACTTATGATAACACCGTTAAAAAATATGTTCCATTGGAACTTTTTCCGGACCAGTTAACATTACTGAATGACTACGAAGAATACAATGAGAATATAGCATTAAAATACAGACAGGCCGGGGTATCAACAGTTACCGCGGCTTGGATGTCTAAAAAACTTGTATTCGCAAGAAAAGAAACTCCCGAAAAAATATTAATTATCGCCAATAAGTTGGATACTTCATTGGAGATGGCGAACAAGATAAAAGCGTTCGTTGGTCAATGGCCGTCTTGGACAGGTGTAGATTTTGATAAAGCAAAAAATTCCCAAAAACATTATAAGTTAACAAACGGATGTGAGGTTAAAGCCGTTGCAACATCTAAGGATGCCTTGCGTGGATTTACACCAACCATACTTGTATTTGATGAGGCGGCGTTTATTGAGGCAGATAGTGATTTCTGGTCTGCCTGTATGGCGTCCCTATCTACGGGGGGTAAAGTAATTGTGGTTTCAACACCTAACGGTTATGACGCAATTTACTATGAAATATACGACCAAGCGTTACGTAATATGAATGACTTCAAAATTACGGAAATGTTTTGGTATCGAGACCCAAGATACACCAAAGATTTATTTTTTGTTAAAACAGATAACATTATTCATTATTTGTTAAACAAAGAGGAATATGACCCTAATGGATTTATTGATTGGGGTAGTAAATCATATGACGCTCGAAACTTTGATGATGTTAAATTATTAATGAATGACGGATACAAACCTTGTTCATCTTGGTTTGAGGCGATGGTTAAGAAATTAAAATACGATAAACGTAAGGTTTCTCAGGAGTTAGAATGTAACTTTTTAGGTTCCGGAGATAACGTATTTGATTCTCTTATGATGCAAGATATTCGTGAAAATCAAATCCAAGAACCTATTAACAAATTGATGGGGAATGCTCTTTGGATTTGGAAGGAACCGGTTGTTGGACATAAATACATTATGGGTGTCGACGTTTCCCGTGGGGATTCTGAAGATTTTAGTTCATTTCAAATTGTTGATTTTGATGAAAGAGAACAAGTTGCTGAATATGTTGGTAAATTACCACCCGATACTATGGCTGAAATTTGTCATAAATGGGCTGTTATATATTCTTGTTTTGTCGTTATCGATATTACAGGTGGTATGGGTGTTGCAACTTCAAGAAAACTCCAAGAAATGAATTATCGTGATTTATATGTTGATGGTGTTGATGTCTCTAACAAATGGAAATACGACCCAGCCGCGGCAGATAAAATTCCGGGATTAAATTTTAATAATAAAAGGGTTCAAATTATTGCCTCATTTGAAGAGGCGATGAGACATAAATTTAGGATTTATAGTTCTCGTTTAAATAATGAGATGAACACCTTTGTATATATCAATGGTAGACCTGACCACCAAAAAGGACATCACGATGATTTAATTATGTCAATCGCGATGGCGACGTATGTTGCGGAGTCTTCTTTTGGAAAATTAACTAAAGTTACGGAACAAACTAAAGCGATGTTAGATTCTTGGTCCGTTAACAATAATGAATCAATTAAAGAAAACATCAATTTTAACCCTGTAATCCCACATTATCAAGATAGAATAAATCAATTTAACAGCCAACAAGTTAGTCGAGACGATTATCAAAAATATGGTTGGTTATTTGGCGGAATGTAATATTTATTTAAAAAGAATAAATGGGATTTGATAGTAGAAAAAAATCGGGTAATATAATCGGGGGGTCAAGACTTAATGTTATTGGTCAGGGGATTTATAATGTGAAAATTATCCCACCTGGATTTACTAAGCGTTTACCTGCGTATGCCGATGCTGGTGGAAACCCACCAAGTCAAACACCAAGTAACACTCCAACTCAAACTCCAACACTATCAATAACCCCATCAAATACGCCAACACCTACATATACTCCAACACCAACTCAAACTGCAACACCATTATATTGTGATTTTAGTTATTATGTTAACGCAATCACTCCAACTCCAACATCAACATCATTAGCGTGTGATTTCACATATGAAGTCGAATTATTTACAAATACCCCAACACCAACCCCAACACCAACTCCAACACAAACAATAACACAAACACCAACACAAACTGAGACGCCAACACAAACACCAACACAAACTGAGACGCCAACACAAACTCCAACACCAACACAAACTGAGACGCCAACACAAACCCCAACACAAACCCCAACATCCTCTCCATTACCACCAACAGTTGAGTATTTCCAAGATTGTTGTGATAGTCTTACCGTATATAAAGTTGGTGGTGTATCAACCCCTATTATTGTTGGTAACACTTATTACATCAACACTGATGGATTTAGTGGTTGTGGGACTGCGGTAAGTGGTCCACCATATAATAGTCAATCTTTAATTATTAGTGTTACATCATACTCAAATTGTGTTCTGTGTGAGGTAGACAATCCTTGCCCAACACCAACACCAACACCAACAATGACAGTAACACCAACAAATACTCAAACCCCAACGGTTACACAAACACCGACGGTTACTCAAACACCAACTAATACACCAACAAATACTCAAACCCCAACTAATACACTTACACCTACACCTACTCCAACAGTTTGTATTCCACAAATGATATATAGTGGTGAAAAATTTATTAATATACCACTTCATACTAGTGCGTCTTTCAAACCGGATGGTACGATATTATATATTGCAATTCATAATGGTTCACCAACTGATAGTGTATGTGCTTATTCATTATCAACACCGTGGGATGTTTCAACAATTACATTACCACTAATAGGATGTTCAATTGCTGTTCCGGTAATTTCCGGATTAACCCCTACTAGTGTAATTGGTCATCATTTTTCACCGGACGGTAGTAAATTATTTGTAGTTGAGACAGCATCAAAAAGTGTCCTTAGATATATATTATCAACATCGTGGGATGTTACAACATCTAGTTATTCACCCGGTGACTTATTTACTATAGTTGGTTTAACTCCGTCACATATTGATTTTACCCCTGACGGTTTATTTATGTTTGTTACTGTTACGGGTAGCCTTCTTAAAAAATATAGTTTAACCACACCTTGGGTTATAAATACGGGGGTTGTGGAAATTCAATCAATTTCCAACTCAATTGTTTCCGATTTTACTTTTCAAAATAGTGGAACTTATTTGTTTTCAATAGTATCAGGTCCAAGTATAAGAAGACAAACACTATCTACACCGTATGATTTAACTTCAATTGTTCCTGTTTTAACTCAGACAGAAAATGTAAGTAGTTTTATTTCAGGAGGTAATCTTTATTCTCTTAATTTTAAAGATGGTTATAAAGGGTTTATTGGTGGTTATTACTCAACCGGTTTGAACGGAATTACAGCTTTTAATCTTACCTGTGAATACGATATTAGCGGGACTTTAATATTACCAACACCTACTCCAACACCAACTCAGACGGTTACACCAACCAATACAGTTACTCCAACACCAACATTACCACCATCGTTTGTTTCAGTATGGAGAACAACAACACCATCTGAAAGTATTACATTACCATATTCACCATCAGGAACATATAGTGGAACAATAGATTGGGGCGACGGTAGTATATCCGCTAACACATATGCAAATAGAACACACACATACTCATTATCAGGTAATTCTACTGTTACAATTTATGGAACAACTAATGGTTGGGCGTTTGGTAATACTGGTGACATATTAAAAATTAGAGAAGTTTTAAAATGGGGACCATTAAAAATTAGTAATGGTGCTCAAGTTTTTAGAGGATGTAGTAATTTAGTATTAACCGGTGTTACGGACACTATTGATTTAACAAGTGTTAATAATTTAATTTATATGTTTGGAGGTTGTTCATCTCTTACAACCATCAACAACGTTAATAGTTGGAATGTTTCAGGAATTACCGTTATGAGTAATATGTTTCAATCATCAACTTTTGACGATGATATAAGTTCTTGGAGTGTTTCAAATGTTACAGATATGAATCGTATGTTCCAATTTGGAGCATTTAACCATAATATAAATTCGTGGAATGTTTCAGGGGTTACAAGTATGGAAAATATGTTTAGACAATCTTCTTTTAATCAACCATTATCAGGTTGGAATGTTTCAAAGGTTACATCTACTATGGCAGGTATGTTTGATGGAACCTTATTTAACCAAGATATAAGTATGTGGAATGTTTCAGGGGTTACAAGTATGAGTGGTATGTTTAGATACACCCCATTTAATTATTCTCTTAATAATTGGAATGTTTCAAAGGTAACAAATATGTCTAATATGTTTTATGGTGCGTCATTTAATTTACCATTATCAGGCTGGAATGTTTCAAAGGTTACAAATATGAATTCTATGTTCGCATCAACTTCACAATTTAACCAAAACATTAATTCGTGGAATGTTTCAGGTGTTACAGATATGGGTTCTATGTTTTATCAAAACGCATATTTTAACCAACCATTATCCGGATGGAGTGTGTCAAACGTTAGAAATATGTCTTTTATGTTTTACAATTCACCATTTAATTATCCTATTGGTAATTGGGATGTTTTAAATGTTACAGGAATGACATCTATGTTCCAAAGTTCATCATTTAACCAAGACATCGGAAATTGGAATATATCGGGAGTAACCAATTTCACTGATTTTATGTTTGCAAAAACACCGATTACATTCTCAACAATAAATTTAGATTCTATTTATAATGGATGGCAAACCAAAACACCGCAAACCGGATTAACAATTAATTTTGGTTCTGCAAAATACACATTAGCGAGTCAACCGGGTAAAGATATACTAACAGGTTCAACTATGAGCGGTGGATATGGTTGGACAATAACAGATGGGGGGATATAATATATGGGAACAATTTTAAAAATATTATCAATAAATTACGACGGACAATTCGCCGACATTACCTTTTACCCTTGTTCGGGTGGGAGTATTAATATCGGTGAAGTTAACTTACCATATAATTATTATTCGGAAAATTACTACGGAACATATAACATTTATTTACTTGATTCGGGTAAAACTTGTTTGTTAAATGTTCCTTGTTTAACACCTACGCCTACTCCAACAACAACAATGACATTAACTCCAACAAATACTCCAACACCAACAAACACACCCGCACCAAATTGTGATTTATTAGGTTTAGATATTACAACCCCAACCCCAACTCCAACACCTACAATGACACCAACACCAAGTTCTACACCATTATTACCATTTATATCTGTGTGGAGAACAACATCTCCGTCTGAGAGTATAACATTACCTTATTACGGTTTAGATTATTCAGGAACCATTGATTGGGGTGATGGAAATTTTTCGGCGAATACATTTGCAAATAGGACACATATTTATACAACTCCTGATGACTATGTAATAACTATTACAGGTAAAGTTAATGTGTGGTCGTTTTATTATACACCAACAAGTAAACTTAAAATAAGAGAAATAACACAGTGGGGATGTCTTAACATAACTCAACTATCATATAATTTTTATGAGTGTTCTAATTTAATATTAACAGGTGTTACTGACACTCTAAATTTATCTCAAGTGACAAATTTAACATATATATTTCGTGGATGTTCGTCTATTACAACCATAAATAATATTAATAATTGGGATGTTTCTAACATTACAGGTATGTCAGGAATGTTTGGTCAAAGTAATTTTAACGATAACATTAATAATTGGGATGTTTCGGGAGTTGAGGATATGAGTTATATGTTCCAAGGAGCAACATCTTTCAACGAACCATTATCTGGTTGGACTGTTTCAGGTGTTACAAATATGTCGAATATGTTCCAAGGAACAACATCTTTCAACCAACCATTATCAGGTTGGAACGTTTCAAATGTTGCGTCTATGACATATATGTTCCAAAATTCACAATTTAATCAAGATATTAATAATTGGGATGTTTCAAGTGTTATTTATATGAATTATATGTTTAACGGCACACCGTTTAATCAACCGTTGTCAGGTTGGAATGTTTCAAATGTTACAAGTACGTATTATATGTTTGCTAGCACCCCATTCAATCAACCAATCGGAAATTGGGATGTCTCAAAAGTGGTTAATATGGAGGGTATGTTCCAAAACGCAACATCCTTCAACCAACCAATTAATAATTGGAATGTTTCAGGAGTTACCAATATGACATCAATACTCCAAAGCACTGATTTCAACCTACCATTATCCGGATGGAATGTTTCAAATGTCTATAATATGACTTTTATGTTTGCCAATTCACCATTCAATCAACCAATTGGGAATTGGAATGTTTCGGGTGTTACAAATATGGTAGGTATGTTCCAAGGAGCAACATCGTTCAATCAACCATTATCCGGATGGAATGTAAGTAACGTTAATAGTATGAGGCAAATGTTTAATACTGCTACCGACTTTAACCAACCTATTGGGTCTTGGAATGTTTCGGGGGTTACAGATTTGGGTTATATGTTTTATGCGTCATCATTTGACTATCCATTATCTGGGTGGAATGTTTCAAAAGTTACAGATATGACTTATATGTTTGCCAATTCCCCATTCAATCAACCAATCGGAAATTGGGATGTCTCAAAAGTTAAAAATATGTCAGGTATGTTTGTCAATACATCATTTGATTATCCGATTGGGAATTGGACTGTTTCAGGGGTAACAAATATGAGTAATATGTTTCAAAACGACCAATATTTTAATCAACCATTATCTGGATGGAACGTCTCAAATGTTGTTGATATGACATCTATGTTCCGAAATTCACAATTTAATCAAGATATTAATAATTGGGATGTTTCAAGTGTTATTTATATGAATTATATGTTCGCATCTTCCCTATTTAATCAACCATTATCCGGATGGAATGTTTCAAATGTTGGTGATATGAACAATATGTTTTATAATTCGGAGTTCAATTACCCTATTGGAAATTGGGATGTATCTAATGTTGTTAATATGAACAATATGTTTAATATTAATACATATTTTAACCAAGATATTGGAAATTGGAGTATATCAAATGTAACTAATTTTACTGACTTTATGTTAGGTAAAACACCATTAACATTCTCAACAACAAATTTAGATTCAATCTATAGTGGATGGTCAACTAAAAATCCGTATACAGGAAGAACAATAAATTTTGGAAGTGCTAACTACACAATATCCGGAGGACAACCAGGTAAAAATACATTAACGGGTTCAACTATGAGTGGAGGATATGGTTGGACAATAACTGATGGAGGAGGAATTTAATATTATGAAAACTTTTGAAATATTTACAACAAATTACGACGGGTATATCGGAGATATAAGTTATTCCGCATATACCGGAGGAACTATTAGTTTAGGTTCACAGTTATTACCATACGATTATAATACAGATTATTATTATGGAACATATACCGTATACATACCTTTTTATAATAAAACCTGTATTTTAGATTATCCGCCACCTTCTTGGGATTTAATCGGTGATACGTTAATATTGTTCATTTCAAGTTGGAAAACCGACAATGAAGGTTTTACTAACACTAATCAAATTGGTATTGTGTTAGACCCATCAGGAACTTTTAATTTTGTAATTGATTGGGGTGATGGAAATACAGACACAATAACATCATATAGTCAACCTGAGCTTATACATACTTACAATGTTATAGGAACATATACTATACGTATGTTTGGAGTAATTGACGGGTTTAATATAGGAAATTATGCTGGTGATTATGGTAAAATTTTAAGTGTTCAACAGTGGGGTGATGTAAAATTAATTGATGGTGGATATCAATTTTATTATTGTTTTAATTTAGATTTATCTACCGTAATCGATACTTTAGACACTTCAAATCTGACTAATATCGACGCTATGTTTGCAGAATGTTATAGTTTAACATCTGTAAATAATATACAATCGTGGGACATTTCTAATATAACAAGTTTATCTTATTTATTCTCCGGATGTATATTATTTAATCAAAACTTAAATAATTGGGATATTTCGGGAATTACAAATATAAGTGGAATGTTTTATTTGACAAGTTATAATCAACCATTATCCGGGTGGAATGTTTCAAATGTTCAATACACAAATTATATGTTTAGTAATTCTCAATTTAATCAACCATTATCCGGATGGGATGTTTCAAATGTTGTTGATATGAGTAATATGTTTGAGTCTTGTCCATTTAACCAACCAATCAATAATTGGAATGTTTCAGGTGTTACAAATATGGGTTATATGTTTAATGGGTCATCATTTAATCAACCATTATCCGGATGGGATGTTTCAAATGTTACAGATATGAGTTATATGTTCTATAACAACTCAATATTTAATCAACCTATTGAAAATTGGAATGTTTCAAATGTTACAAATATGAGTGGTATGTTCTATTACAACTCAGCATTTAACCATCCAATTGGGAATTGGAATGTTTCGGGTGTTACCAATATGAGTTATATGTTCTATTACAACTCAACATTTAACCATCCAATTGGGGATTGGAATGTTTCGGGTGTTACCAATATGTCGGGTATGTTCTCTAATAATCAAATATTTAATCAACCATTATCCGGGTGGAACGTCTCAAATGTTACCAATATGTCGAATATGTTCTATTCCAACTCAACATTTAATCAACCATTATCAAGTTGGACTGTTAGTAATGTAACAAATATGTCAGGTATGTTTTATAATAATAGAATATTTAACCAACAAATTGATAATTGGGATGTATCTAAAGTTACAAATATGAGTTATATGTTTTTTAACAGTTTATTTGACCAACCATTATCCGGATGGAATGTTTCTAAAGTTACTCTTATGTTTTCCATGTTTAATAATTCTCAATTTAATCAAAATATAAATAATTGGAATGTTTCTGGAGTTACAAATATGAGTGATATGTTCTCTAATAATCAAATATTTAATCAACCATTATCCGGGTGGAATGTTTCAAAGGTTACAAGTATGAGTAATATGTTTGCCACTTCATCATTCAATCAACCAATTAATAATTGGAATGTGTCGGGTGTCACAGATATGGGTGCGATGTTCTATCAATCTCAATTTAATCAACCATTATCCGGGTGGAATGTTTCAAATGTTATTAGTTTGTTTAATATGTTTAGGGGTTCAAAATTTAATCAACCTATTGGAAATTGGGATATTTCTAAAGTATCTAATGTTGTGTATATGTTTTATGAAAACCAATATTTTAAACAAAATTTAGGGAATTGGAACATATCAGGTGTTACAAATTTTTATTATTTTATGGGAACTAAAAACCCTATTACTTTTTTCACATACAATTTAGATAGTATTTATAATGGGTGGGTAACAAAAAACCCACAAATAGGGATACAGATTAATTTTGGTAGTGCAAAATACACATCAGCTGGTTTGGCGGCAAGGACAACCCTTGTAACAACTTATTTTTGGTCAATTAGCGACGGAGGAATGTTAACTTAATTTATGGAATATATATATAGAATATCGACAAATAATTATACCGGATATACCGCCGATATAACTTTTAATCCATCAACAGGTGGAACAATTAATATTGGTACGGTTACATTACCGTATGATTACCCTACAGATTATCCGTATGGTGATTATTATATATACATACCGGCAACAGGTGTATCGGGGTCTTTGAATAATCCCCCACCAACACCTTAATTTATACGAACTAACAATATATGAGTACAACTTTAGAAATATTAACTGCGAATTATAACGGACAATTAGCCGATATAACCTTTTTCCCTTGTTCGGGGGGGGTTATAAATATTGGTGAAGTTACATTACCGTATAATTACGAATCCGAAAATTATTATGGAACTTACATTATTTACGTAATGTATTACGATGAAACTTGCTCGTTGGATATTCCTTGTATATCATTAACACCGACAAATACACCGACAAATACACCGACACCTACTATTACAGATACTCCAACTCAAACACCAACTCAAACTAATACTGTTACACCAACTAATACTGGAACACCAGCACAAACCCCAACACAAACGACAACGCAGACACAAACACAAACACCTTCCAATACAGCTACACCTACTAACACTATCACTCCAACTCAAACTCCAACTAAGACTCATACTCCCACACCAACAAATCGCCCTACAACAACACCAACAATGACACCAACAAATACTCCTACACAAACAAATACTCAAACAAATACGCCAACAAATACGCAAACGCAAACACAAACGCAAACTCAAACCACTACACAAACTCCGACTAACACTCCAACACAAACACAAACTCAAACACAAACACCGTCACCATTACCTCCAACAATTGGGTATTTTGAAGATTGTTGTTACCCATCTATAATATATAAAGTGGGTGGAATAATATATCCTGTTTTTATTGATAACTTCTATTATATAGAGACTACCGGATATAGTGGTTGTGTTAAAGCAATAAATCCTACGTCATTTAACAGTCAATATGAAATTATTAGTTTAACTTCATATGTGAGTTGCCTTATTTGTCAATTAGACCACGAATGTATTTTACCTACACCTACACCAACTCCAACTCAAACTGTGACTCCAACGGTAACGCCAACAGTAACTCCAACAATTTCAACAACACCAACAAATACTCCTACACAAACACAAACACAAACTTCAACACCAACACAAACACCTACCAATACACCAACAAACACTCAAACACAAACTCAAACACAAACACAAACTCAAACTTCAACACCGACACAAACACCTACTCAAACTCCGACTAACACTCCAACCAAAACTCAAACTCCAACAACAACAACGACATTAACCGCAACACCAACTCAGACTCAAACTCCAACAAACACTCAAACACCAACAAAAACTCAAACACCAACACCAACAAAAACAATGACTCAAACACCTACTAATACTCAAACACAAACACCAACCAAAACTCAAACACAGACGCCTACAAACACACCAGTTTGTTCAGCACCTCAAATGTTAGGTGTTACATTGTCATCAGGTTCAATTTTATCTGTTTCGATTATTCCGGGACCAAATTGTAGTGGTATTTTTATGATATATTCTTATGATAATATAAACTTTAATTCTGCTGTGGCAACTCCAAGTAACTGTACATCACCGTTTACTTTTGACTCTCTTACTACAACAGGAAATGTTTATGTAAAAGTGGGTCAATTATGTACATCAGGTGGTATTAGCGCATATTCTGAAGTTTTCCCATATTTCTTCCCAACCCCAACTCCGACACCAACACCAACAAATACACAAACGCCTACTAAAACTCCAACCAACACTCCAACTAAAACTCAAACCCCAACAACAACAACAACATTAACTGCAACTCCGACTCAGACTCAGACGCCAACTAAAACTCCTACTAACACTCCAACCAAAACACAAACACAAACTCCAACTAAAACTCAAACTCCAACAACAACAACAACATTAACTGCAACTCCGACGCAAACACAAACGCCTACTAAAACTCCTACACAAACACCTACTCGAACAAACACTCCAACGCCAACAACATCGTGTGGTGTTACATTAATTTCTACCACATATGTTTCAGGAACCACTTGGAATTATAATTTCACAACAGCAGGTTCTTGTGGAACACTTTTACCGGAATATTCGTCTGATAATATAACTTGGACTTTGGGTGGTGCAGGTGGTTGTACTTCACCTAGGTCGGCAATAACCGGTATTAATAGTGGAACAATATACTTTAGAATGACATTATTTTGTTCGTCTCTTACGGGAGTTTCAAATGTTATTACTTATGTGTTCCCATCACCAACACCTACACCTACAAGAACTCAAACACCAACACCAACAAAAACACCTACACCTACACCGACTGAAACACCACCTGGAGTAACTTGTGTATGTTATGAATTATATTGGTCTCCACCAGGTGGTCCTTTCTTTGGTTCAACAACTTTTGATTATATTGATTGTGAAGGGTTCCCTGCAAGTTCCTTTGCTAACAATATGGGTGATTCACCGAATATTTGTGCTCAAGAAAACACTATTTCATTTGGCGGTGGTGACAATTCAGGTGGTTGGCTTCCATCAATATATAATTGTTGCGCAACAAATATTACATTAGGATATAGAGTGTCAAATGCTGTATGTTCGTTACCTGGTTGGGCGTTAGTTAATCAATGTATAAATCGTTCCGCAATTTTAGGTTTATGTGACGCAACCGAATTATATGATGATGATATATCCGGTAATTGTACCTTCGCATTTGCAGCTGCGGGTTATTATAAAACCACTGATAACTTTAGTAGAAGATATTGGGATGGAACCGCATTTACGGGTGCTTGTTTTTCGTGTGGTTGTTTAGTTGTTAATACAGTAATAACATTATCTGATGGTTCAACTAAATTAATACAAGATGTTCAAGTTAACGACATACTTAAATCTATTGATGTTTCAGGAATGCCACAACCATCAAACGAATGGTACTCTTGGAGTAGTGACACTTTAAATTATGTAGAATCAACCTCTACAGTAATTAATTTTACAATATATGAATTTGATTCGGTTATTAATATTAATAACGATAAATTAATTGCGACTGATTCTCATAACCACGTTGTTAAACAAAATGGTGTTTGGTATATCAGAACAACATCTGATTTAAATGTTGGTGATGTATTATTAGATATTGACAATACTGAATTTGAAATCACATCATTAGTGACAATTACAGAATCAACAACAGTTTATAACGTTGATGTGAATAATAGTAATTTATATTTTGCGAATAATGTCTTAACTCACAATAAGTAAAACAGATACTTATTAGAACAAAGTAAACTATTTATATAAGGAAAATTATATTTAAATTTAGAATATGGAAAATAATGAAAATAATGATTTAACGGTTTGGCAAAGGTTATCAAGAGCCTTTGGACCAAACGCGTTATTAAATCAAGACTACCCAACATATAAGTTAGATAAGAAAGAGTTGTTAAAGACAACATCACAAGCGGAATATGAAAGAGAAAAATTACAAGCTCAACAAACATATTACCTATCTAACCAATGGACTAAGATTGAAAGTAATCTATACACTCAAGCAGTTTATTATGAACCAACTCGTTTGGCTTCATTTTACGATTATGAATCTATGGAATACACCCCTGAGATATCAGCGGCATTAGACATCTATGGTGAAGAATCAACAACTGTTGATGAGAATGGATATATGTTACAAATTTATTCTGAATCAAAAAGAATAAAATCTATACTAGCCGATTTATTCAATAACGTATTAGACGTTAATACGAATTTAACTATGTGGACAAGAAATACTTGTAAGTATGGTGATAACTTTGTTTATTTAAAATTAGATTCAGATAAAGGTATTGTTGGTTGTATGCAATTACCAAACATTGAAATAGAACGTTTGGAAAGAGGTATGGCAGCAAAATCTGCAACTATAGATGAACCTGCAGAACACAAAGGATTAAGATTTAAGTGGAAGGCAAAAGATATGGAGTTTAACTCTTGGGAAGTTGCCCACTTCCGTTTATTAGGTGACGATAGAAAACTTCCATACGGAACGTCAATGTTAGAAAAAGCAAGACGTATTTGGAAACAATTATTATTATCGGAAGATGCGATGTTAATTTATAGAACTTCAAGAGCACCGGAAAGACGTGTGTTCAAAGTATTCGTTGGTAATATGGATGATAAAGATGTTGAGGCTTACGTACAACGTGTTGCAAACAAATTTAAACGTGACCAAGTTGTTGATGCTAAAACAGGTAATGTCGATATGAGATTCAACCAAATGGCTGTTGACCAAGATTACTTTATTCCTGTTAGAGACCCAGCGGCGGCATCACCAATTGATACGTTACCGGGAGCAACAAACTTATCTGAAATTGCCGATATAGAATATATCCAAAAGAAATTATTAACCGCTCTTCGTGTTCCTAAAGCATTTTTAGGATTTGAAGAAACTGCCGGTGATGGTAAGAATTTATCATTACAGGATATTCGTTTTGCAAGAACAATCAATAAGATTCAAAAATCAATGATTGCCGAATTAAATAAAATTGCAATCATTCATTTATTCTTATTAGGGTTTGAAGATGAGTTATCTAACTTTACGTTAGGACTAACCAATCCATCATCCCAAGCAGATTTATTAAAGAATGACCTTTGGAAAGAAAAAATTGCATTATACCAACAAGCCGTTGCGGCAATTGCGGGTATTGCTCCGGTATCTGTATCGTGGGCTAAGAAACATATTTTAGGATTCTCTGATGAGGAAATCAAACTTGATTTACAACAACAAAGAATTGAGATGGCTGTCGGAGCTGAATTAACAAATACGGCAACTATCATAACACATACAGGTATCTTCGATAATATCGATAAATTATATGGTAACCCTGCATCCGGAGCAACTGCCGGTGGTGCGGCACCATCATCCCCACCACCACCGGGAGGTGGAGGAGGTTTCGGCGGAGGTGGAGACTTAGGTGGAGGAATGGAAGATTTAGGTGGACCTGAACCAGGACCTGAACCGGGTGGACCTGAACCGGGTGGAGCCCCTGAGGCGGCAGCTCCCGAAGCAGAAGTAACTCCTGAATCATTTAATAGAGATAATTTAAAAATATTGGTAGAAAGAAGTAATATGACAGAAGATGATTCATACATTGATTTATCCAAAGGTGGAAACTCTTTAGGAGAAATTGAAGCTCAATTAGGTAAACTTCTAAAAGATTAGATATTTATAAATAAAAAAACTTATGAACTTCGGTATATTAAAAACAAAAATAGAAAGAGTGTTGTTAGAATCATACGCTAACGACACATTTAAAGACGAAATAAAAAATTTCAAAAAATATGTTTTAGAAAACAAAAACATAAGTAAATTATTTTATTTATACGATGAATTAAATTCTCCAAAAGCATTAAGTGAATCTTACGCCAGAGAGTTTATTAACGAAAGTATTAAAATGTATGAGAACACAATCAATAAAATCAAGCAATCTGATTTAAATAAAATAAAATCTTGGGTTGGTAATAAACAGATAGAGAATCAATATGAGACTATCGATACGTTGTTTTCTTCAGATATATTAACGATTGAATCTAAAATTAAATGTAGAAACATTCTGTCAGAATCTCTTAGAAAATTACCGGTGGTGAAAACAGAAGGGATTGATTTACCGTTAACAACAATGGTAAGTGTTGCAAACAAAACTATTAAAAGTTATATTGATGGTTTAACTGAATCTGACAAAAAAGAATTAATGTCTTTATTGTCTGAAGATGATTCAACATTGAATGAAAAATACGTTACACTTAAAGAAGGTGTAGTTACGAAACTAACGGAAATGAAGAATGCTAGCACTGATTCAACAATGCAAATAAGAATTGAGGATACTATCTCAAAAGTAATTTCTGAAAAATACGACAAACTTACGTACTTCAAACTTAAAAACCTTAAAGAAAATCTTTAATTATCGTCTGATTTAAATTTTTTCTGAACATACTTAGCTTTTGAAAGACCATCACGTTTAATTACTGATGGTTTTTTAAATTCTTTTCGTTTTGATAATTCAGAGCTTTGACGGGTTTTAATTACTTTACTTTTATAGAGTTTTAGAGCTTTCTCAATCGTAATGTGATTATTTAATTTTACTATTAGCATATACTACATATATCTCCCTCCTACAAAAAAGTTTTGACATTACCCATAAAAACACCTATTATTTTTAAAAATAAACAGGAAAATATGAAAATTAATGAAAAAGGGAAAAACTTCTCTACTACACGGGTTCAAAACAGCGAAGATTGTTTATGGAACGGTAGACTCAATCAAACTTAAATCACTTTACTTAAACATCCAAACTTGGGTTGAACCAATATACGAATGTGATAATTGGACAAGAACAGTTCTTAACCTAAGTAGGAGTATTAAACACTCAATCTACGAGTCAATAAACAAAGATATATTCAACGACAAATTTATTGTAGACTTAGATTTAAGGTCCAGCGGACTCAATCTAAACAAAAAATCGTTTATGAACCTTGAAATAAATTTTTATTTAATACAAGAAGATTTGGATTTCAAATGTAACGAAATAAAAGAATCATTACAACAAATAACAAAACAAATTTTTAAAGATAATTTTTTAGATAATGAAAATTTTAACTTTTATCTAACCAAAAACAGTAAAATCACAGAAGAATTGTTACAAACCGAGAATGTTTAATATTTATAAATAAAACATTCAAAATGAATTTAAGAATATTACAACCAAGTGAATCAGGGAAAGGTATATTAGTTGAATACGATGCTGGGTATATTAACCCAAATGATAATCGTAACGAAACATTAATTAGAGAATCTAGCGAAACTCTTGACCACACTAAACCAATTGAGTTTTATGCCGTATTACAAAAATATGATACCCCTAATAGAAATGGTAGATTATATCCTGAACGTATATTAAAAAGAGAGGCGGAGAATTATAAAAAAATGATTAAAAAGGGAACAGCCCTATCCGAGTTAAATCACCCGGAATCATCTTTAATCGATTTAGATAGAGTTTCTCACGCAATCACCGAAGTATGGTGGGAAGGTAATGTCCTAATGGGTAAAATAAAACTACTTACATCACCGGGATATCACGAAAGTGGTATTTGTTCAACCAAAGGTGACTTAGCAGCTAACTACCTAAGACAAGGAGTTACATTAGGTATCTCATCAAGAGGTGTAGGTTCCCTTAAAAAGATTGGTGAACAAAATGAAGTTCAAGACGATTTTGAATTAATCTGTTTTGATTTAGTATCATCACCATCAACCCCGGGAGCGTATCTATTCTTAAATAAAGAGGATAAACAACTATACGATGAGAACTTAGAAGAAGAGAAAAAAATGAGTGTTGAGAGACACGTTGGTGATTCCGGAAATAAATCGCTTGACTTAATGAAAAAATTAAACGATTATTTGGGTTACTAATAAAAAAAAACAAAATGGAAGAAAAGTATTTTATCGCAAAAGTTACCTTGGACTCAGTTGATGAGGCATCAGGTAAGATTAAAAAATTAAGAGAAGAAAAATTAGTAAGTGGTTACAACCCTACTGATGTTGAGGCGAAAGTTACCAAAGTTTTTGAACATTATACAATGGAGTGGAGAATTACCGCTATTGTAGAAAGTAAAATTGATGAAGTAATTGAGTAGTTAAATTTTTAATTATTAAGTAAAAGAGGACATATAGTCCTCTTTTTTTATGCTTTTTATTTTTTGGAGATATTTATCAATGTATAAAAACCTAACTCAATTTAAGTAAATTTTAAACTTTTTTTGAATTAGGAGATATTTATATATTAAAATAACAACAAAACGAAATGGCAAAAGAAAAATCTTTAGTTGAAGAGGCTATCATCCAAATGAAAAACTTGGAAGAAGCGGTAGCTGAAAATGCAAAAGGAATACTTGCTTCTACAATGAAACAAGAAATCAAAGACCTAGTAAAAGAATCTCTAACTGAACAAGACGAGATTAACCCTGATGACGTTGAAGTGGATGAACCTATGGGTTCTGATGATATTGCCGATATTGATATGGGTGATGATTCAGATGAAGAAGGTGATGAAATGGATACTGATGATACTGATGACGAAGAAGATATGGACTTTGGTGACGAAGAAGATATGGACGACGAGGAAGACACTATTGACTTAACTGACGCAGACGATGAAGAAGTACTTAGAGTATTTCAACTTATGGGTCCGGATGACAACATTGTCGTAACAAAAGACGACAAAGGAAACACTCACCTTAAAGATGAGGAAACCGGTAAAGAGTATATGATTGTTGGTGAAAGTGAAGAAGAAGAATTTGAAATGTCTGAAGAATGGGACGAAGAACTTGAAGAAGATGAGATGGGTGACGAATCTATTGAATCAATCGTTGAGAGAATGTTCGGTTCTGATGATGAAGACGAAGACGAAGTGGAATTTGATTTTGAAGAGTTTGACGAATCTGATGATATGGACGATGAAGAAATCGTTTATGAAATCGAAATGGATGAAGAAGACGAAGAAGAATTAGGTGAAGAAGAAATGGATGATGAATCTATTACTGAAGCTAAAATGTCTATCAAACCAAAAGGTGTTGGGATGGGTAATCAATCAAAATTTAAATTTAACAAATCACCTAATCAAGGAACAGGATTTAAAACTAAAATGAAAGAGGCTCCAAAATCTGTAGGAACAGGTAAAGCGAAATTCGAGTATAAAGAAGGTGAAAATTCAGGAACTAAATTAGGAACAAACAAAGTTGTTAAGAAAACTGAAACAAAAGAAGGTTCAACTAGAAAACCAATGGTTAAAAAAGTTGAAGGTAAAAAAGAAGAGACAAAAGAGGCTGTAAGAACTTTAGGTTCAGGGTCTAACTTTAGAAAAGGTGGTTTACCAAAACCAAGAGCTCATTCAAGTTTTAATACTGCTATCAAAGAAAGTAACACTAATTCAGAGTTACAAGTTCTTAGAGAAAAAAACGAAGAATACAGAAAAGCACTTAATGTTTTCAGAAGTAAATTAAACGAGGTTGCAATCTTCAATTCAAACTTGGCTTACGCTACACGTTTGTTCACTGAACATTCAACATCAAAACAAGAAAAAATTAACATTTTAAGAAGATTTGATGGTGTTGAAACTATCAAAGAATCTAAAAATCTATATCAGGTCGTTAAAAATGAATTATCCTCAGGAACTAAAACTCAAACTATGAACGAGTCAATTGAAAGAACAATCGCAAAATCACCTTCTACAGGAGCGGTTAACTTACTTGAATCAAAAACATATGAGAATCCACAGTTCTTAAGAATGAAAGATTTAATGGCAAAAATAAAATAAAAATAAATTAAAATTAATAAAAACCAAAAAAAATGGGAGCATTATTAGAATCAGGATTAGTTGGTAACATCGGGTTAAAACACCTTAAAGTTATCAAAGAAGACACAATCAACAAATGGGATAAATTAGGATTCCTAGAAGGTCTTAAAGGACACATGAGAGAAAACGTAGCTCAGTTATATGAGAACCAAGCGTCTTTCTTAATAAACGAAGCTACAGGTGAAGGTTCAAACGGTTCATTCGAAACGGTTGTATTCCCTATCGTAAGAAGAGTATTCTCTAAATTACTTGCGAATGAAATCGTATCAGTACAAGCTATGAACTTACCAATCGGTAAATTGTTCTTCTTCGTACCTAAAATTCAAGGTTACCAATCAGGTCAAGAAACTATCTTAGGAACTCAATTAGGTGGTGGTACTCACTACGGACCAATTGGTGCGGCTGATGGACAAACTGCGGCTGATGGTCAATCAGGAGCTGGTTACACAGGAGCAAACGCATTCAAGAAAAATCTTTATGATTTATTCTATGAAGGAAACGAAGGTCAATTAGACCCTCCAGGATTGTTTGACTACTCTAAAGGACAATGGTCGGCAGTTACTAAACCAACAACAGTTATGGTTTGGTCAAATGGTAGTTTAGTTGTTGCTGACGCAACTGCATTAGCTAACCAATTCAATGGAAAAAACATTAGAAAAGTAATCGTAGCATTATCAGGATTCACAACTGCTGGTACAGGTAAATTAATCGGACCAGACGGTAATGAAGTTGATACTGAAACTTTCTTATCTGATTTAAGAATCTACAGTGATTCTACAACTGCATGGACTTCAACAACATCACCTTGTAGTGTTGTAAGTGGGTCTACCGGAATAAACTCATTATTGTTTAGAGTTGTTACTCAACAATATGGTGAAGGTATCGTTTCAGGATTAAACGGAAGAGGAACTACATCATTTGCAACTACAGGTAATAACGGTACTTACAATGATACTTGTTCTCCTGCAGGAATCATCTACTTAGAAGTTGATTTATCTTGTCCAACTTGTCCTTCTTGTGGTGACACATTAGACGGTTATACAGGAACAACTATCGGAGTATTACCATCAACTGGGTTTACTGCTGTTTACAGACGTTACGCTGATATGGAATTTGAAGATAAAATCGGTGAGGTTTCTTTCGAATTAGATTCAGTTACTGTATCTGTTACAGAAAGAAAATTAAGAGCACAATGGTCTCCTGAGTTA